ATAATGATTTAAAGAGTAAAGTTACTGACTTAAAACAAAAAGTTACAGAAAGCCAAGACAAAGTCAATAAACTAAACAACGAGCTTAATATTCTTGAGACTGTAAAGTTTGTAATTTCTGAAGAAGGCATTAAATCGTTTATCGTTAAAAAGATCCTTAAGGTTTTAAACAGCAGGTTGGCATATTATTTGAAAAAGCTTGAGGCAAACAATCTATGTCAATTCAATGAGTTTTTTGATGAAGAGATTATAGATGAAAACTCTCAACCAAAATCTTACTTTAACTTTTCAGGTGGAGAGCGTAAAAGAATTGATTTGGCTTGTTTGTTTGCTTTTGCTGACATCAGACGTTTACAAGGAGATGTTAACTTTAGCACAGTCTTTTATGATGAATTGTTAGACTCTTCATTGGACGACAAGGGCGTTTTATTGACCTTGAGAGTTTTGAGAGAAAGATTTCAAGAAAACAATGAATCATGCTACATCATCACACACAGAGGTCCGGAAGTGTTAACTAAAGCAGAGCATGTAATCAAAGTAACAAAACAAAACGGAATTACTTCTGTTTCTAGCTAGACATTAACTCATTCACTTATTAGATAATATTATGGTTCAACCTGTTCAATTCGGTCTACAAAACGTACTCGGAGCACCTCTTGGTTTACCTCCAGGCATACCAACAACAACATATTTGTCTAGAACTCCTAAAGGCGGACCTTTGCCACCTCCTACAATTCCAGGAGAGGGTTTAAAGAGAGCTATTACGTACCTTGCTGATTACGGAGGTTGTGGATATTATAGATGTTTAGCTCCAAACCTTTTATTAAATCTTTATGAAAAAGCTGTTATTTCCGAGTCTACAGCTATGATTTTAGATCCACGCTTTTATCGAACTGTTCAAACCGTAAAGTTACAACGTCAAGCAACACCAGTGCAAAAAGAATTTGTTCAGTTTTTAAGACAAATTGCAAGCGAAATTACCAAAGAGAATAAAAATTTAAAAATAATGTATGAAGTAGATGACGTTGTTTTTTCAGAAGACATTCCGATGTATAATAGGAATAGAGACGCTTTTACAGATCCAGTAATTAGACAAAACATTATGGAAATTCTTTCTATGATGGATGAAATAACAGTTACTTCTGAGTATTTCAGAGATTACATGATTGCTAAAACGGGCAATAAAAATGTCACAGCTGTTCCAAACTATTTGATGAAGTGGTGGTTTGATCGTTATTACAACTTAGGAGACCTCGTTAAAAAATTTGAAAAGAACAAAAAGAAACCAATTGTAGCAATTTTTGCCTCTGGCACACACGTAGATGTAGTCAATAGAGCTAATCAAAATGACGATTTTGCTCATGTTACTCCTTCAATTATTAAAGCTCGTAAAGACTTTAAGTGGCACTTTTATGGTTCGCATCCCCTTGCTCTAAAACCTTTTATTGATTCAGGAGAAATTGAATTTACACCTTGGGTCAAGTTACCTGAATTTGCTCAAGCAATGGCAGAATCCGGAGCACAAGTAACATTTGCAGCTCTACAAGACAATGAATTTAATAGATGTAAGTCTAATATTAAATTACTTGAATCTGGAGCTATAGGTATGCCGTGTGTCTGTCCAGATATGGTTACATATAAAGACGCTGATATCAAATACAACACAGGGGCTGAGTTTATTGATTGTCTTAAACAAGTAACAAAAAATCAAACAGTGTACGCAGAACATTGTAAAAAAGCTAGAGCTTACACCGAACAGTTTTGGCTAGACGACGAGCCGAATTTAATGAAGCACTATGAAGCTTTGTTTACTCCTTTTGGTTCACCTGAAAGAGTTTATCTCAAATAAATGTTGAACAGTCCTCGCTGTAGGTGTACTATCTGATAGTACGAATGTATCGGTCTGTTAATTATAATCCGTTTAACGAATCCGTTTTTCTCAGGACTTGGACTCCTGATGGAGATCGTATAGATACGGAAATTCCGTTTAGACCTTATCTTTATGTAGAAAAGGAAGGCTCTACGGATGCGACTTCAATCTTTAAGACTTCTTTATTAAAGAAGTCGTTCAAGAACAGCATTGAGCGAAGACGGTTTGTTGATGGAACAGCAAACAAAAGATTGTTTCATAACTTAACACCCGAGCAGCAGTTTTTGATCGAAATGTTTAAGGATCAAAATAACAAACCTGAATTTTCTCAGTTTCCTCTTAAAACATACTTTCTTGATATTGAAACAGCTTCTTTTGGAGAATTTCCTGTTCCCGAAAAAGCAAAAGATCCCATTAGTCTTATTACTCTTTATGATACGATAACAAAAACTACCCACACATGGGGGCTAGAACAAAATTATACTCCAACTTTAGAGAATTGTTACTATTATCGTTGCAAGGACGAGCAAGATCTTGCTGTTAGGTTTGTTGATTTTTGGAAGTCTGATTATCCTGATATTTGTTCAGGTTGGAATTCTTTTGGTTTTGACATACCATATATTATCAATCGCTTTACACGATTGTTTGGTGAGGAGTTTGTTCAGCAGCTATCCCCAGTAAGACGGGTTACTGGCCGCAAGATCTTTACGGATACATTTGGCAAAGAAATGACAAAGTGGTCTATTGGAGGCATAAGCTGTATTGACTACCTTGAAATCTACAAAACGTTCTCAATTGGAGAAAGGGAATCGTACTCGTTGAATTACATTTCTGAAATTGAACTCGGAGAAGGAAAGGTTCGATTTAATGCAACAAGTTTGGCTGAGCTTTCAAAAACTGATTGGATTAAAATATCTACAAATCGTACGACTGTTATCGTATAAAGGTTGCACAAACTTTGAGTCTGCTCTTGGTAAAGTTGCAATTGTAACAGGAGCTGTTGCAATACAGGCTCACAAACAAGGCTTTGTTATCCCGACTTTCGGTGTCCAATCTGAGAGAGAGTCTTACGAGGGAGGTTATGTTAAAGATCCGGAACGAGGATTGCAAAAAGCAATAGTTAGCTTTGATGTAAACTCGCTGTATCCAAACACAATTATTACCTTGAACATTTCTCCTGAAACTAAGATTGGTAAAATAGTTGACGGCGATGTAGAAACTTCAAACGAGGTTACATTGCGACTTGTTAATGGCAAAACTCACAAATTAACAGTGGCGAAGCTCAAACAGTTCTTAGAAGCAGAACAACTTGCAATGTCAAAAGCAGGTGTTGTATACAACCAAAAAACAAAGGGAGTAATTCCAAACCTCATTGATGAGATTTATAAGGAGCGTGTTGATGCTCGCAAGCAATTACAGCAACTGAAACGTTCAAAGAAACAAGATCCTCAAACAATTAGCGTAATGGAGTATTTGAATACCCTTCAATATACACTCAAGATTTACTTGAACTCTATATACGGAACATTTGCTAATAAACATTCTTCTTTGATGGATATTGACAACGCAATGTCGATTACTATTACGGGACAGAATGTTGCAAAAGCAGGAGCTTCTATTATTGAAGAGTATGCCAAAAAAGAATTTGGTTTAACTGATCCGAACTTTAAAACAACAATCTATCAAGATACCGATTCTGTTTACGTTACGATTAAACCCATACTTGACCATCTTGGTATTGAGCTGTTAGAGGGGCAGAGTGTTTCCCAAAAGGCCAACGATATTGTCAACAAGCTAGACAAACACGTTAATGTTGAGATTTTAAACTGGGCTAGAAAAGAACTATACTCAACTGATCCTCGCTATGTTTTTAAACGAGAAGTCATTGCAGACGTAGGTATCTTCTTACAAAAGAAACGCTATATCCTTCATGTGTTGGATGAAGAAGGCGTACCAACAGATAAATTCAAATTTGTTGGCGTTGAGTTAGTTCGCTCAACTATTCCTAAAAAAGTCAAAGCATTTATTGAAAGTGTAACTAAAACATCATTATTAACACAAGATGTGAAAAAAGCAAACGATTCATACAGACAAAGTTATGATTTGTTCTGTAAACTAGAGACAGACGATATTGCATTGCGTTCTTCTATTAATAATCTGGACGAGTATGCTCAAGGAGCATCTCTACAAAAATTTAAAAAAGGAACACCGTCCCATGTTAAGGGAGCTATTGCGTACAATATACTAATTGATCAGCACAGTTTGACAGACAAGTTCGAAAAAATACAAGCTGGTCAGAAAATTAAAAAAATATATTGCACCAGAAACAAATATGGCCTGGATGCAGTCTCGTATCCGACAACTTTACCAGAAGAATTTGATTTGTCTGTTGATTGGGATAGAATGTTCAACAAGCTTGTAACTCAACCTATTGAAAGTCTTTATGAAGCTATTGGGTGGAGTCTTCCAACAATAGGAAAAGAAATTCAAACTGATTTGTTTGATATGTTTGGAGCTTAATATATGTACACCCTGCAAGATCTTTTTGATGTTTTGTCTACCGAAGAAATCTACTACACATTAAAACCACTCGTTGACGGGGATTGTTATGTTGAAGAGTTTCTTGATAAAGAGCTTCTTGAACAGTTTTTAAATTTTTTAATACTTTGTAATGTTGTATGGCTTGCTTCAGACAACAGAGTTCTTTTAACCGAAAGCGGAGAAAAAGTTTTGAATACAGTCACAAAAGATGTTGAACTCAATTCAAAATCATATAAAATAAAGAAGAAAAATTATGGAAAAAAATAAATCAAACATCGTTGTATTTTTGGACAATATTGGTCGCACCATTATTGGCAAAAAAATTAAAGACACAAAAGATCAGATTACTCTCGAGAATCCAGCTCTCGTGCACATCAATGCAAATCCTCAAACGAACCAACTCCAACTTCAAATTCTTCCGTTGTTCTTTAGAGAATTTTTGGCAGATCGTTCTGAAGCAACAACCTGGCACTTCAATAAGCACAGCATTACTTTGAGTGATGATGTGACATTTGCTTTCCAGTTTATTGCTCAATATGAACAAATGTTTCAAGTTCAACCTGAAGCTTCCACTCAGCAGAAAGAAGGTGAAGTAGTTCGTTTGTTTGATGACGAAGAAACAAAGTAATCTAATATATGTCTCTTAAAGATATTTTTGGGTCAGTTGACAAACTAAACCCAGATGCAACCTTCTTGGAAGATTCGTCAATCTCTACTCCTTCAGATTGGATTGATACGGGGTCAAGAGCCTTAAATGCTATCATTTCTGGCTCGCTGCACAAAGGTATTCCGGTAGGTAGAATCACAGGATTTGCCGGACCTTCTGGGGCTGGCAAGACTCTTATTATGAATAAGATTATGGCTAATGCTCAAAAGAAAGGTTATATTGCTGTAATTTGGGATTCAGAGGTCGCTGTTGATAAAGAAAGTGCTAAAAACGTTGGCATGGATCTTAAAAAAACAAAGTATTATCCTGTAGAGACTATCGAAGAGTGTAGAAATCAAGTTAGCACTTTTCTTGACAACGTTATTGCTGCAAATGATCCTGACAATAAGTTTATTGTAGCAATAGATTCTCTTGGTAATCTAGCATCTTCCAAAGAAATTGAAGATGCTAGAAAAGGAAAAGATGCAGCAGACGTGGGACAGCGAGCTAAAGCTACAAAAAGCATGATGCGAGCTATTACATATAAAGCTGCCAAAGCTAAAGTTCCAATCTTGTTTTCAAACCACATCTATGAGGGTATGGAAATGTTTCCAAGCTTGATTAAAAACCAAGCAGGAGGAAAAGGACCAATTTATCTAGCTTCAGTTTTAGTTCAGCTTAGCTTAAGAAACGAAAAAACTACAGACAATCCAGACGAAAAATCAATTGGTATTTCCCACAATGTATCTGGAATTACAATGGGAGCTTTGACTGTTAAAAACCGTATTGTCCCACCATTTCTTAAAACTGAGCTGTATCTGAATTTTAAGACAGGCCTTGATACTAATACGGGTTTGTTTGACCTTGCCTTAGGTCTTGGTGTTATCGAGCAAAACGGTAAGACATACAACTTCAACGGTGAGAGTGTTGGTTATCGGAAGAACATCGAAAAGGATCCAAAGTTTTGGGAAACGGTTTGCCCAGTTCTCGAGCAAAAGCTTCAAGAAGAACTTCGTTACGGTTCTGCAGTTGACTCAGTCATCGATTCGGATGAAGATGAGGACGAATGATCAATAAGCAAACCGCTCCAGTACTCGATCTAGATTACTTTGAGGGCATTCTATTATTGAATGCTCTTACTAACCAGGAGTATCTAAGTTCAATTGTATCCTATCTTGATTCGTCATTCTTTAGTGATAAGAATGTCGGTAAGGTTGTTTCAAAAATTGTAGAATTCTTTAATGAAAGGGGAACAGTACCTTCTGTAACTGAAATTAAAGCACGTCTTACTTCAGAAGAAGAGAGAAAAGCTCTTGAAGAAGTTAAACAAAAAATTGGAACCCTTGACACAAATTATAATAAAGACGAACTGATTAACAATACTGAAAGGTTCTTAAAAGAAAGATTTGTTTATAAAACAATCCTAAACGTAGCAGAAAAATTTTCTAATCAGACGTTTAGTTTAGAAGATGTTTTGCTAGACTTTGAGAAAGCTTATAATATCACACTTAGAGAAAATCTAGGTCATTGGTATTTTGAAGAAATTGAAAAACACGTTAGGGATTTAACAGCTGTATATAATCCAATTCCAACTGGTTGGAAATTCTTTGATGAGAAAACAGAAGGAGGTCTCTTTCCAAAAACATTAACTGTTTTTGCTGGTCAAGTTAATGTTGGAAAATCAATTGTTCTCGGAAACATTGCAACCAACATGCTAATGGCAGATAAGAATGTGCTGCTCATTTCACTTGAGATGTCTGAGTTCATGTATGCTAAGCGTATTAGCACTCAGCTAACACAAATTCCGCACAATGATCTTAAGACGTTTACAACTGAGCTTGAAGATCAACTAAAACACATTAGAAAGAAAATAACAAGTAAGCTTGTTATTAAAGAATATCCTCCTAAAACAGTTACGGTTCGTCACATAGATGCTTATGTAACAAAGTTAAAACATAAAGGTTTTAATCCAGACATCGTAGTAATTGATTATATTAATTTGTTGCATCCTATTGGAAAAAATTTAAACTCGTATGCTGAAGTTAAAGAAATAGCCGAGCATCTAAGGGCTCTTTCGTTCAAACACAACATACCAATTGTGTCTGCAACACAATTAAACAGAGGTAGCTTTAATACAACTTCTCCAGGAATGGAAGGCATTGCAGAATCGATAGGTTTGGCTGCAACCTGTGACGTAATTTGCTCATTGTGGCAAGAAGAAGAGGACAGAGAGCTTGGGATTATTAATATGGGCATGCAAAAAAATCGCTTTGGACCAAATTATGGTCATGGAGCATTTAAGTGCAACTACAACACATTAACATTGAAAGAAACCAACCCCGATTATTTTGAAGAAGACGGTCCTTCGACAGAAAATGTTGTCCGAGGCGTGGATCAAGCACTAAATAGTCTAACTAATGAAGAGTGAACCTATAGTATTTTTTCATAAAGATTTAGATGGAATTGTTTCTTATCTAGTTCTTTGTTGGGCTGCTAATAAACGTTTAAATTATGTAGCGACAACGCCAGGCAAGTTAGCAGAAGATTGGCAAAAATGGAAAGAAGCAACAAACAAGTCTTCTTCGGTCTATTTTTTAGATCTAGATGTTACTAAAATTGGCAGTGAAATCGACAATACTAATACGACAATTGTAGATCACCATAAAACAAACCTTTTCCCATTCAAGCAAGCCACAGCTATTATCTACAATGAAACTTCTTGTGCTAAAATGATGCACAAGCTTTTCTTTAAAGATAAAAACAACAGTCTAAACAA